TCTTCGTCTAAAAAATCTATCGTAAGGAAAGTAACTCCAGATTAATATTGCTAAAACGAAGACAACCATTCCTACTACAGGCCGATAATTAAACCCGTAACCAATGAGAAGTATGTTCAGTATTACAGCAAATAGTAGGAGATATATTTTTGTCTGGTTGTTCATCTTTATTTTACTCTTTTATAATTATAGGTGCAGGGACTTTCCCGTCAGTAATTATCACCTTGTTTTCAGTCTCTCTTATAGCATCTATCCACTTTTCTTGTAGCAGCTTTTCATCTAGGCCTTTGGATTTAACTTTATTTGTTTCAGCCTCTATCCTAGCTTTCTCCAGATTCATCTTAGACACCTCCAATTCGTTCTGAACTTTCTCTTTCTCTAGGATCATATTGTTTCTCCTTTCGATAGCATCTTCCATTGATTTAGGAGGTTTAAGTCCAGAAGTTAGGTTAGTTAATTGAAAATGCTTAGCCTCAAAGTCCTTCTTAAGTCTACTCTCTACCTTCTTTTCAAATTCATTAAGGTTATTCATTAGACCATCTGTAGTATACTCCCTAGCTTCTTCTCTATAGGCATTTACTACGAGTTTGTTTAAGATTGAGACTTCTACATTATCCAGCATAACTTTAGGGTCTTCCACTCCAAGATGCTTATAACTAAATACAATATCCACCCCTTTACCTCTAATAGGCTGATACTGATAGGAAGGGTCAACTGTAAATACTCCTGCATCTTTAGCTGAAATAGTTACCTCATCCGGATCCCCTGAAGTCTCAAACATAGGTACTTGGTATAATCTTGTCCCCGGCAGTAGAGTCCATTGTCTCCCTGTTACCACCTTAAAATCAGACTTACCATTCCTTCCAAAGTTAGACATCATTACACCTTCATAGTTAGGCTCTACTCTTACCATACTTCTATACCCATACCACACAACTGCAATAATAAGAGCTAGAATAATTACTTTAACTATGTGTAACTTTTTAATCAGAAACTCAAATATATTATTCATAGCTTATCTCAGTTGAAAGGAATTTAATAATGTAATCTGAAGGTTGTGGATCCCCTATAAGTTTAGACACGATATAGTAGTTATTATTCACATCCCCCCAAAGGTATCCCAGTTTCACCCAATCAAGAACATTAGAAGCTCGGTTAACGTCAAACTTAAATTCAATAGGAGTACTGTGGACCCAAGCTTTATAAACATCGTTCCACTCTTCTAAGTACTTCTGAATATGCTCAATACCATTTTCTCCTACTGTAATAAGCTCTTTCTGGTTTTTATTCCAAGCTACTCTATAAGCCATTCCTAAATTAAACCATGTACTCGGATTCCAGTCATTAGTGTCAATTATAATAGTATCAGCTGAAATCATAGCCTCTACATCTCTCTTAACTTGGAATTGAATACATTGAGTCTTTAAGAAGTTTTCCTCAGGCTCTGGCAGTTCTTCTGAAGTTATAAGTGCATTCTCAAACTCCTTTCCATAACCCTCTGACAATTCTTTATTTACTGCCTCTAACATTGCGGGGTCTGATGTATGTATAAATGTTACTGTTTTCATTATTGTTTGCTGCTTAATAGTGAATAGCCTATAGTGTTATAGTATTCTGCTTTATCTTTTGGTAGTAACAGGAACTCATCTCCATAAAGCTCAGATATAGTATTTCGTATAACATCTGATTTCTCCATGTAGATTTTGATTATCTCTGCTCCTCCACCAAATAGAAGAATATTATCCACCTTATTGAACTGATCTCCATACTCGGATTCTAACATCTCAAAAGTACTCGTTAAATACTCTACGATGAACTCAGTTATTTTGTCAGATAGATCGTGTAGCTTACCTCTCTTCTTATATCCTCCAAGAGTTACTACTTCCTTAGCTTCAACGTCATTAATAGATATACCTAAGTGTTCAAAGATATACGTTTTAATTTTGTTAGCTACTAGAACGATACCTTTATTTGCATAACCCTTAATACCATAGTCAAGCAGAGAGTTATTTAAAACAAGGTAAGTATCTATCGTATTAAATCCAACATCAAGACCGAAATAGTTAGCTGACTTATCCTCCATAGAGATCTTTCCATTAGGTTCAACATCTAGTCCGTACTGTGAATAAGTAGCGTGACCAGAAAGACCTTGAACGTGAATATCAATCTTTTCTGAAGGCAAATTAAGTTTCTCTAAGATATAGCTTTTATAATCATCACGCTTATCCCAGATAACGGGGGTCAACCCCAAAGCTATCTTTTCGATTCCCTCTGATTGGAATTTGTTAAGTAGATAAGAGATTAGTATTGGTCCTACCTCCTTGAACCCCTCGTAAGTTAAAGTATCAATAGGGAGCCGGTCTAATTTTGTCGCCAGCTCACCTACTAAATACCTTTTTCCATCGAAGTGGTGGTAGGTTGCAACAGAGGTAACCATGGATGAATCTCCTTCTGGCACCTCTATCACACCTGTAACCTCTTTATCTAACTTAATAATTTTCTTTTGTTTTTCATCATAGATACAGTACTTAAAATGGCCGTATCCACAGTCAATACTCAAAATCATATATTAGTTAGTTAAAGATTATCGGTTGTTTATTTAATCGTAATCGCTCTCAAAGATTTTAACGTCCTTGTTTATAGCTTTTACGTCACTTTTATTCACATGACCTAGAGTAACAACATACTTGGGATCTTTTATTTTATCAAACTCTCTATTCCAAGCTTTCATGTCATCGCAAAGGTCAGATATTACTACAACAGGTACACCCTCGTCAAGCTCTCTGATATGTTTTAAGCCTTTAGCTAGATCAGTACCACCCCCAATACGAAGCATACCTCTCTTAGGCTGAAAATCTTTTATCATTAAATCTTGAACAAATCCAGTATTCCATGTAATAAGCCTAACCCTTTCTAGACCAATCTTCTTCACTCTAGTTGCGATATCGTTTATAATACCAAAAATAGAGCGCTCATCCATCGAACCAGAGACGTCAACTAAGAAAGTCATTTGTTCAACCTTTACCTTAGCTGGGTTCATCTTAAGAGCTGGAACGTACATATTACCACTACGACCTCTTAATTGATTCTTAAATAGGTTTCTTGTAGTAGTCATTTTAGTTACCTCTTTATTTCTCAAGTCTCTAAACAAATCATCCATAGACTTTAAGATATTCTGAGTATTTCTAGTTAGTACAGCTCCTCCTGAGTTTCCTCTACCGTTATCTTGGAATCTAGGGTCTGGCTTTCCTGCTCCCCCATCTTCATTGCCATCTTCACCATTATTTCCACCAGATTCTCCTTGACCTTCTTTAGATTCACCTCCAGAACTCTTAAGCTCCTTCATCTGCTCCTTACCTTTATCTGTCAAGTTTCCATCCTCATCTATTAAACCTTCATCAACCATTTTCTCGATCATGTCAGGTGTAATAAAGTTAGATCCAGTACCAGAGCCAGGCATACCTTTTAGTTCACCTTCTCCGCTTTCACCCTCTCCATCACCATTTCCTTGTCCTTGTCCTTGCTGATCCTCTGGTTGTTTAGGTGGTAAGAATAAGTTTAAATATTCAGCTACCATTTCTACATACTCAAGATAAGTTTTACCCTCAAGGAATGCATACTTAGATGGGTGGATAGAGTCTGCTTCAAAGGCCTTATCTATAGCTTCCACATCCTCCAGGGTTAAGATCTTAGAGTTAATCTCACAGTCTGCAGCTATGTTTAGAAGGTTAAAGATGAACTGCTGGTTAGAGAGTAGAGCTTTTATGTAGATTTTAGGACGACCGCTTATTTTGGCCATCCTTTCTACATAATCCGGTTTGTTAATAATTCCCTCCAGAGTCTTTAAACCCTTATAAGCTAGGAGGTGGTGAGCAAAGAAAGCGTGTCCATACTCATGATATATAACGCTCTCTCTTATTTTACTCTCCTTATCTTCAAACACATCCTCTCTCATTAGCAGCTTCCAGTGAGTTATATCCTTTTGAATTAACCCAGCAATAGGAACTCCCATGTGACTCGGATCTAAATTATCTGAAATGTCTTCGTAGATGTAGTTAACGTAGTATTTGCTGTTAAACTCATCCACTTTCTTTACATAATCCTTTCTCATGACTACCCGATACGATTTACTGATTCAACTGACTTTCTCTTGTTCTTAACTATGTTGTGCTCATGAATATCATCTTTCTTAGCTAATTTCTCAAGAACATCAATCACCTTGTTAATACCTTCTGAGAACTTGCTGATATAAGCTTTACTGTCAGCTGGCTTAATCTCTTTGTTTTCTAATTTAGGTTTAAGGTAAGTTGTTTTGATTGACCATAGTTTAGAGGAGAAGTTATCAATCAGTTTCTCAGCCTCACCAAAGGTTAAGATCTTACTATCCTTATTAAACATCTCTAGGAATTCTTGAAGTTTAGCCTCATCAATTCCCTTCTCTATGTTTGAATCTAAGAACCACTCAACATCTTTAAACGTTACAGCAATCTTCATTAGATTGGATAACGCTGGATTTTGCTTTAGAAGGTTAATCAAAGTTTCTCCCACATCTCCGTTAAATGAACCTTGAAGCTCTTTATCCGGTAAACTTCCAATTAACCCATTTACCAGAGTCTTAGTTACCATAGATCCTAGTAGTCCTTTCTTAGCAGCTGCATGTAATAGAGGTTTAAGTCTACCTACAGATCTCCATGTTGGCGGGTTGAATACTGTATGTTGCCCTCTATAAAGATCCGAAAGTTCAGTATTATTCATAACATCTAGACTAAGCCCTTTCGCCGCGATAAAGTCCATAAGCGCCTCTTGGATTACCTTTTCATCAACCTCTACTTCATCTGGTGCTTCTCTAAAATCTATTGTAGCGGCGAAGTCAGCGTCTAGGAACAACTGGAAATCCTCCTTCGTTACAGACTTAAGATTATACACCATGAATCTGTTTATAATTGGAGAAATCAGGTCAAAGTTCTGCCCTAAGTTCTCTTGATAGTTACCTGCAGAAATAATCTCTACATTTGATGGTAACTTTCTCTGACCAACCATTCTATCAAAAATCACCTTCAATAGTGGAGACTGTACATACTCAGAAGCGGTAGTAAGCTCATCAATAAACAAGATTACCTTTTCGTGAGTAGCTGATTCTTCCTCCACTTTCTTGAACCAGTCCGGCTTTAGGTTTACTGCCTCACCATTCTGATTAACTGGGAAACCCAGGATATCTTCAGGAGAATACTCACCACCATTAATACCCACATATCCGTATCCATTAGCCTTTGCATATTTTTGCACGATTGTAGTTTTCCCACAGTTATGCACGAAGTTCCCAGTGGCTAATTTAAAGTTATGACTCAGGTGATCTACTTCCAAGTCGTATACCTTTACTGGGTTATCTAATTTTATTCTTTTGATTGATTTTATTGTTAGTTCCATAATTTTTGTTGATTAAAGTTCGTTATTATTAAATTATTGACTATGATGAGGGGTATAATTTTAGGGATTACCAGAAGTTTTTTATACGAGAAGTGTTTGTTTGTTTTCACGTAATTATAACTCTGCTCATTAATTGGCGTCCCTCTGTAAAACATATCATAGATTAACTGGATACTCTCATTGAGCCTTTTAAAGAATGATACCTTAGTGGCGTACTCTCTAATCTTTTTCTGAAGCTCGGGATCGTGGCAGCTACCTACTTTCTTATCCCTTAGAGATTTACGACTATTATGAAAAGCCTTCTCTCTAACTTCTGGGCTGTAGATTCCTGTACCATTTTCCTTTTGAGATTTAAGTCCCGCTTTCTGTAGTTTTACTTGGTGAGCTTTGTTAAATACGTGTGTTCCATTTTCCCTGTGAGTCTGCATACCCCGTTTCCCCATCTCTGAATAAAATTCCCTTGAATCAACCTCTATAAACTCTTCAGTTAGCTCGCTTGGAAAAATGAATTTATAACACCCGTCTTTACTCTTTACACAAATCTTCTCATGTCTTATAGGTTCATTTAAATAGATTCCCTTTCCAGTTCTACTTCTATTGTATCCCGGAAGGTTAAGCTCATTTAAATCCCCTACAAAAGCATTAAGCCTACTAATCCACACTTCTTCATCTTTTTCTTGATCGTAAGTGTATCCATTAATAGGTGGTAAGATTCTAATGTAAAAGTTCTCCGGTCCGTACTCTAATATATCTAGATACTTCCCTTCTACACCATAGTTAAAATGATCTTCTTCTCTTAAATAGGTAAAATGTCCGAATAGAGAGTTAAACAGACGCTCCTGCATAGTTGATGAATTGTCCCCTACGTAGTGCTGGTTTGTCAGATTATTAAAGAAGTTGTAGATTTTATACCCTTTGACTTGGAGAAATAAATCTATAAACTGATCTCCACCGGTATACTCTACTAAATCTTTAACACTGAAATTCACATAATAAAGTCTGCTAATCTCTTCCATAATTTCTAACCTTTTACCTCTTGACCTACAGATAACTCTTCAGCAGCTACCCAAGTCTTTCCATCAGCAAGTAGGTGTAAGTGATCTGGAGTACATCTATAAACTTCTCCATTACTCAACTCTACTTCAATAAGCTCATCCACCTCCTTAGTGATAAACGCTGACTTCATAGCTGGGTGGATTTCTTGCTGAGTCTCCGTATCCCAAGAAACTACACTAAATTTTTCCCCTTGATTGTGTCTCTCTAAAAGTTCACCAAAGCTTAACTCTCCCTTATCTGTTATCACCTTAGTATCCTCTGTGAAACACCCTGGGTTAGATAGGAATAAAACTGGTACTCCTGAAGCTAAACTCAAATCGATAGCTTGTTTCATTTGTACGTTCAAGTTTAACTTTCCTGATTTGTTTCTGTTTGTTGACATAATTTTGATTTTTAATTGTTGATGATTTATTTAATTACACACGAGATTTGACCACGAGAAAGTACCGCCAAATATACCTTCCCGTGGTTCTCCTCTCAATAATAAGGCATTACCCATGGATTAAGCCGGTCTCAATATACTAAGAAAAGCGGCTCTTGCTACGGTCTTGTTTAACTTCATTTCTTCAAACAACGCTGGGATATTTCTGATCTTTCCATTCACTCTTCCTAGTAACTCTCCTCCTAACCATTCAGCTTCCCAAATTTCTACATCGTTAATTCTTACTGCTTTGTTTACTAGACCATTAGCCTTGTTCCATCCGTGTTCTAATAATACATCTTCTAAAATTGCCCTCATAATTGTTGTTCTTTAAAATATATGTTCTTTAATGAATTCTTCTGCTTTAAACTTCTTCAGTGCCTTAATCTCTTTTTCTATCTCTTTAATCTTAGCTTCTGAATCAGTTTTTCTTAATGTTCCTATAGGCTTAGACATGATAACTTTAATAATCTCTAAATCAACCTTAGTCTTCTTTGCTAACTGCTCATTTGTGACACTCGTATCCTTTAGAAATACTTTAACCACTTCAGGCATAGCTAGATAAACTTTCTTACTAAACTCTAGGCTCTTTAATTTGTTATCCCTATTTAAGTTCAGTAGGTTTATGTAGTTATTGTAAGTTATATCTATCCACTCTCTGATTCCTATAGTTCTAACAGTCTCCCCATCAGTAACATTAATTATATACGTCTCCTTGTGGGTAGCTTTTTCTGTTAAGTATTTATGCAACCAATCTATATCCACTCCTCTAGTTCCCGGTGAAAGGTAAACTCTTAGAAGTCCTGGTTTTGATTTATCGGAGAGATTGTCAATTAAGATTCTCCCCTCTTCTCTATACTGCATAAATAGTTTGTCATCTCCCTTACCACCTTTATCTAACTGAATAGGGAATCTACTTGGGTCACCCTCTATAAGAACTTCCCTATCTCCCTTTGTTATTTTGGCATACTGGTAAGTTAGATATCCTTTTCCCGTTTTCCATAGTGCATCTAAGTCTGAATCTTTTGCTATAATCTTAAGTCCCTTTGTCCTATACTTCAACTTCTTAGGGTCATTAGTTATATAAGCTTCATACATACTCTCCATAGAAAACGTTGGTAAGATAGCTGAAACTCCAATCCCTAATCCAGAAACCCTATCAACTAAGAAGGATAACGGAAAGGGTGTAGGAAGGTATGATGGTTCTTTTATATTTCCATTCACCTCACTATCTTGCCATGGGACGAGGTCTAGCACTGGCTCTATCATCGCTCTGAGCTTCTTTGATACTTTAATAGCGGTATAACGAGCAGCAGCTGGACCATCAGAGTCTCCTAATATATCAGCCCTACCAAAACTCCCTTCTCCTTCTAAAATACCACAGAGCGTAAACTTTGCCAGTGATTCATACGTCCCATCTGTAGAGTGAGGGTGGAACTTCATCATATTACCTAAAACCTCAGCTGACTTTGCATAATCCTTCCCCCCTAAATAAGATGCATAAATACCACGTCTATAGGAAGGTTTAAGTCCATCGAGAAGTCTAGGGAACACTCTGGATGTATTAATGTATTTCCCAAACTCTGTATACCCGAATGAAACTATATCTCCAATAGACTCGGTTACTACTTTATTTGTTTTCTTACTAGCCATATATTATCCCCGCTTCTTTCATTAGGTTATACTTAGCTGAAGTTGTACCAAGGATTTCTTTAGCATAATCTAGGTCATCCAAAGTAACTTGTTTCAGCCTCTTATTCTTAATTAACGTTTCTTCTACATCTTCAGAGTTCATTGTACCAAGCCCTTTATATCGAGTGAACTTCTTATTCCTATTTAATCCTTTCTCCTCTCCATCATAATAATACTTTCCTTCTTGCTTATATAGAGGTGGAACTAAACAGTAAACATATCCTTTCTCAATTAAGTGCGGCATATACTCTCCAAATACTCCTAGAACTAAAGCTTGAATAGAATAACCGTCATCATCAGCATCAGTAGCCACTATAATCTTTCCAAATCTCGGCTTCTCTTTTAGTTCATACCCTTTAATCCCTGCACCTATAGCGTTAATTAAATCTCTTATCTCTTTGTTTTCTAATACTTGCTCTAAAGACTTATTCTGGCAGTTCAGCACCTTACCTCTGAGCGGATAAACTCCATGTACCTTAGAATCTCTCGCTGATGTAATTGAACCTGCTGCTGAATCTCCCTCTACTATATAAAGTTCTGCCTCCGCTCGGTTACTGGTGCTGCAATCCCTAAGCTTACTAATCTCTTTACCCCCTTTACTTTTACGAATATCAGAGGAGAGGATAACCTTAGATTTGATGAAGTCCATATTTTTAAGTTTGTTCATAGAAGCGGTAAACTCCTTAACTCTTTCGATATGCTCTTCAAACTCATCCTTATTCTTCTTTAAAAACTTAGTAACCTCTTCAATTAACTTCTCTCTACAACTTTTATCCCAACCATCTATTTGAGTGAGATTTTCTTTAGTTTGAGAGGAGAACCCAACTTCATTAGCTAGGAGAATTATAGACAAGTTAAGTCCCTTTAAAACAAACTGAACATAAACATCATCTAAATTATAAGTAGCTCTAAGTCCCTCCTTTAAAGCATTCTCCATTTCTCTTATATGTAGACCTCTATTAACAACAAGTGAGTTAACTGATCCCTTAGATACTCCTTTGGTTAAGTCTGTGTCAAAATCAAAGGTTGTTAAGAGTCTGGTTTTCCCAATTGTCATATTTAGAGGATGCTTAAAGAGTTCATATTCAACTTCCTTACCTTCTATAAAATACTCTACCTCTTTCTTTGTAGTCTCCTTAACAATTAACTTAACGAGAGCTAGGTTTGTAAGCGGTAATTCATAGTTAGGTGATTGAATAAGTGTATAATCTGGTTTAAAGAATACGAGGGTAGAAGGTTTAAACTCCAACTTCACTTTCAACTTGTACTTTTTAAATATATCCTCCAAACTAAGTACATCTTCCTTAACCTTATTCCCTTCTTTAAATTCTATCAGGTAGTAAACATCTTTATTCTTGCTATACGCCTCTTCTACTTTCTTTATGCTGGTTTTATAGTTATCCTTTGTAACCTTTGAACATAATACATAAGTTGAAGATAGAGCGTTAGATGCTTTTGTTCCTCGCTTTTAGTCACACAGGCTCGTCAAACCTATGCAGTTCTCCTATGAACTTCTCAGTGTCTCCACTAAGGCTAGACTATATCTTTACCCTCGGCTTTACGTTAGGGTAGTCCAGGCTTCCACTATCATTATTGACTTATAGCGTACTCTACTTCTTTGATTGTAGTGCTTTATTTATTTCATCTACTTCCAAAGTTTCGATAGTCGTTGAACTACTTATATTATCGTTTATGAATTTTAAAATGTCTTCTAATACTTCTTTCTTAAAATACTCAACACCCTCTGCCCTATGTTCTGAGAATTGTTCTATAATATTAGATTCAATAGGATAAACCTCAGATAGTGAGCCTCTTATAAGAGTTATGAGTTTTGTATCTTATTTACCTAATCGTTTAGAATCTCTACATACCGTAAACACCCGAGAGGGGACAATTCCTCGCATAACTTGTTCGGATTGAGATACTCCCACTTTAACTTTATCACCTAAGTCTATGAAATATAATAACATATCCTTACTATCGTCAAAGGTTTTAAAAACATTCTCCCTCGCTACTCTAGCTTTTAATTCAAAGAACTCTGGATTTTCCTTCAAAGCTCTAAGTTGACCTTCATTAGCTAATCTTTGAAACTCTGGATCTTTATTTAGTATCCCAATATTATGCTTACTTCTACAATTCTTACTACAATAAATACTATAACCTCTACTAAACTTAAGGAATTTTGAATCTCCTCCACAGTATACACATTTAGGAATCTCATCAGTCTCTAATATATACTTAAGGTAATACTCCGCTACATCTAGATTATGTTCCTTTCTTAGGTGGAACTTTAATTGGTTATGGTGAAATTCCGCATCACATATCAAACATTTCATATCTTTAAACTTTAATATAAACAGCTGCTGATTGTCTCTATTAACAGAATTATTACACTGTGGTATCTGTTACTTAACGAGTTTATCCCAGCAATTCTTGGACTTTATTACCCCTAAGTTTCCCTAGAGGAGAGCACTCGTGTACTCCATTCATGCCAGTTGCGACCTCACTCTTCTCATACTTACTACCTGAATTCATACGAGAGGTGGCTATTTCAGCAGAGGTTATTTTTACTTTAGGATTTGTTGGGTCATTCTTAAGGTTAATCGGCATACCTCTACCATTATCATACACCATTAAGAAATCCCCCACTTGTTTAAACCCTAACTTTGAAGCGTAACCTCCTAAAACTTCATCTATTCCATTATCAATAACCTCCCTTAGAATCACAGTCGGGTTATCCACATTCGAGACGTACATGCCAGGTCTGTGTCTAATATGTTGATTCCAAGAGAGGGTTTGAATGTCTATTTTACTAGCTTTGCTCATGAACTTTAACTGTTACTGGAATTAAGCCATCTCTAAGTTTTCCACCTAATTGTTTAAAAGTTGTCGTTGTGAGATCTAGTACTCTATTCTTTACAAACGGACCTCTATCAATTACAGTACAAACGGCAGTAGCTCCAGTATTTGTGTTTGTTATTAAAAGTTTAGTTCCAAAAGGGTATGTCTTATGTGCACAGTGGTCTCCATAAACATTTAATCTCTTACCTGATGCTGTATTCCTGTTATGAAAGTTGTCACCATAATAAGAAGCGTATTGTTGTTGTGAATAAACCAGTGAACTAAGAGTGATCCCTAGAATTCCTAATACCTTTCTCATGCACTACTTCTTTTTCTTAACTATATACTTTAACTCTACTACATCCCCCTCTGCTACATCTGTTCCTGCTAGTTCAAGAGGTGCTGCTGTTCCGTTAGAAAAGTAAGCTGAGTCGTTTTTAATAGCTTCAATCGTTACTTCTTCTGTTATTTCTAGTTCTTTCTTTTCGTCTTTGCTGCAGCTCACTAATACTACTAATAATGCAAAAGCTGTAGCGATAATATCTCTTTTCATTTTATTCTTCTTTTAATTTGTTATACTTTTCTTCAATTTTCTCCGGGGTAATCTCACTATCAATGCGATCGAGAACTGCTCCAGAATGGCTTAAAAATAGCACTGTTGGGATTGATTTAACTCCGGCTTGATTACATAGCTCTAAATTCTCCTCAAAGATTGCTATTTTCAGGTAGTCTAGACTGATGTCGGATGTCTCTATTTTTCTCAAGGACTTTATGACATGCCCCACACCAATCTGCTACAACTAGTGCTACCTGAATCATCTTTAACTTAATATCTTTCCTAAAACTTCATCCTCATCCATCAGCTCAACCTCTTCACCTTCGTAGTTTAACTTTACTCCAGTTCTGTGTCCTAGCCATACTCTATCTCCAGGTTGTAAGTGCTCACAGTCTTTTCCTACTGCAAATATCGTACCAGTTTCTTTTAAGTTTCCCTCTACAGTTAAGAAAGTTGAATCCATCGTATCTCTCTTAACCAGTACTTTTATTCTTGTAAGTTCTAAATTGTTACTCATGTTCTTCTTTTAGTTTAGTATATTCCTTTAAAATTATTTCTGGGGTTAGTGGTTGTTTAGTCTCAGCTGCTCTTGCCGATTTCTTAAGGAGTTTACCCAGATCATCAACAAAACAAATAGTAGGTAAAGTCTGAACCCCGTATTTCTCAGCTAGTTCAGGCTCTTCATCTAAATCTATCTCTTCAATCTCTGGTAAATCTAAGTCCGACTCTTTAATTAAGTTAGACAATACGGAGCACTTATCACACCACGAAGCTCCAAATTTTAATACACGCATTTTATTTTATTTGTTTGTTATTCTTTAAATTCCCATCAAACTCTAACCCTAGCTTCAATAACTCTGTAAGGAATTTAGCTGAGTCTTGTAATTTAGTTCTATCTCTATTGTAAGTTAAAAGTTCAGAGAGGTCATTTGCTGAGTAAGCCCAGAACTCCATCTCTCCTAAACTTTGTCCCTCATTCCTAAAGTTAGCTCCAAGTACAGGTCTCTTTCCTTTCATATTGTCAGAGGTTACTTTAGCTCCTTTTTCTGGTAGTTGGTAGAGTTTCATAAGGTACATATCTCCCACTAAAATCTTGTTCTCCGTATAGAGTCTTCCTGATTTAGTATAAAGGTGTTCCCCATCTAGACTTACATTATATTTCTTAGAGTAATCCCTTAATTTAGAAGACATATCCTTAGCAAAGTTTCCTGTTACTATTGGGTATATCTGTTTATCTTTCAAGCTGTCATGGTACTCTAATATTTGTTTATCACTATAAGATGCTAGTCTAGGGTTTATTATGTCACTCAGTTCTGCTCTCATTACTTTAGGGTTTCTATCTTTATCAAACTTGGCATACATCGCTCTTGATAAGTTAGATAATCCTAGTTCAAGTAGCTGAGAGACTATTTTTCTTGCTCAATTATGTTCAGATAAGCTCGCTACTTCTTATCCCGGAAATTACTCCAGCTCCCTATTTCTAAGGACGTTCAGACTATATCACATAAAAGTTTTACCTTCTATCCTTGCGCTTCCACTCGCTTAAGTGTACTCTACTCCTTTACTACAGTTTCGATAGTCGTTGAACCCATAAGGGCTGCTGATTGTCCTCACCACCACATGTAGGATATCCCAGCAATTCACAAGGTTTACCCACCGCAACAAGTCGACTTTACGGTGCTGTCCGCGTTCATTATCACATCTATCAACTGCCCATCTTTAGTTCTTGGCATCTCATCTTCAGGAATAATTTGTGAGCATAGACCTTTACTTCCATACCTATTTGTTATCTTATTCCCTACCTTGAGTTCATTGACTTGTAATAAGCGAACTTTAATCATGTATTTGTAATCTATCTGAGGAGGTTCAGGTTGTTCCATAGGTAGATTCAAGTAACTCTCAGGAATTTCACCAATAGCAGCAACCTCTTTTCTTGAAGCTTTATATCTCTTGAAAACCTCATTAATTACCTGCTCTGTTGTCGGGTCTGATTCTACATTACCTTTCTGAACTATGATGTCTGTAAAGTAACCTCTCCCAAAATCCTTAGGTACTCTTAGACCCTCCGTCATGAAGAATCCTTTTAGCTTACTTACTCTACCATAATCTACAGCTCCAGCCAAGAAATCTAAATCCTCAGTAGACATTCTCTCGTTAACTCCAAGTATCTGCTCATCTTCTTCAACAGCCTTTGCCATATCCATAATTGAAGTAAGCTCTGACTCTGGTTTTAGAATGTATACGTAATCTTTCACCGCTATATGAGCAAACTTAGGAATCAAGTGAGAGCCCATAATTACACCATCCTCGTAGTTATTACCGTGAAGCATAAAGGCTATTCTACAATTCTTACCTAGTCTAAACTCTGAGGTTATATTTCTAGGTGCAAAGATCGTGTCTCCAATATTAACGTGATCACCTACTTCAACCTTAGGATCCACCACAACATTCAGATCGTACATGGAATTAACTAAGTGAGATTTATACTCTACAGACTTTCCATTAGGTCCCTTTACTTTAATTACGTTTCTATCCTTATAATCCACTACTCCTGAAGATAAAGCATAGATATTTAAAGGGTGAGTCTTAGCTCCATCATCATGTCCCGAACTAACTGCTGGTACATCTGGGTTTATAAGTTCAACGGCTTGGTTACTCATGTTTCCTCCCATTGATACCCTAATTGAGTCCGTATAGTTAATCATAGGGATCCTTCTAGTTGAGTAAGAAAGTTTATCATCAGCAGAAGCATCTATATAGCACGGTTTAGGTACTTCAGATAACTTATACTCTCCAATTACTTCACCTCTCCTCCTTACTTTAACTTTTGGTTCTACTTTCTTGTTTATATAGTCTACATTCTGGTTGTCAATTATGTATGAATCAAAGTAATCTATATAAGGAAGAACTACAGGCTTAAAGTTCATATCAAATACCCTAATAGAAATACCACCATCCTCATCAATAACAGAACAAACATTAAGCTCATTCACGATATTCGCATTGGCATTTTCTGGAGTTCTAATCGGGTCTATAATATCTACTAAGCTTCTATTATACTCTGTGTACTCTGAAAGCTTAATCCTTCTTGATAGTGCAGAGAATGTCAGCGAGTTTACTTTAGAAGGGTTATCAATCATACCTCCATGTGAAAAGAACTTACGGATATACTTGTTCATCTCACTGGCATAGATCTTTCCTCTTCTTGGTAAATCTGAAGCTATCCTTGTATAAACCTCTTTCTTATGACTCTTTAGGAAGTTAACTAAACCTGCTTGAACTGTGAGAACCTTTTTGTCTAGTATATGATCCTCCACCTTGTCGTTATAACCCGCGAACTTATCTTTAGCTATAAGCAGCATCTCTTTCGTTAATTCTTTAGGTGTCTTATCCAGTCCTAGCTTTATTCCCATCTTCTTTAAAATACTCCCATCTACAACTCTTGCTTCTTCTGGTAACTCCTCTATGCTATTTAAATCTATAATAACCTCTTCCCCGCTACTGTTTAGATACTTGAATAGGTTAGTCTCGTAGTTATAAGTCTTATCTTGGTCTACTACAAACTGAGACTCATAAAACCTAGCATTTCTATCATTATCCAGCATTAAAGTAGGAGTCTTGTATTTCCCAAAGATAATGAATGAATCGTTTACCATCTTAGGAACTTCAATCACAATAGGCTCAGGCTGCTCTCCAGTTTCTAAATTAACATAACTGAGGAGAATATCATAATTATAGGTCTGCTCTAGCTCTATTGCTCTTGATAACTCTACTTTTGGGTGAACGACTTCTATATTAACCACCTCGAAACCTCTCTTCTTTAATGGGTTATTGTAGTAAGATGTTAATATTTCCGGGAGTCTTTCTTCTATGAAATAATTATAGCTATTGTTCATTGATCCACGTGTATATTTTTGTGTACTTATTTAAAATGTTCTCTACTGTGTGCCTTAGTTCTGGTGGTATCGAAACTTCTAAATCCATCATAGTTGCATCACTTTCATTAGGAGAAATCTTGAGGGAGTCTTGTTTTATCTCCCCCTTAACTTCCTCAGTAAATGCGTCTATGTTGAATCCATCCCACCTTAAGAACCTGCAAATACTAAACCTTAATTCCTCCATAGTTGTTTAATATTATATAGTTCAGTGCGTAGTTCTTATTTAATACATCCAGCAGACTTCTCATAGTAGCTCTCTTATAATCTGGTTTAAGCTCCATGAAATACTCTAATATATCTTTTGTAACTGGTATAATATTATAAAGAAGCCCTACATTTTTTACTAGTTCATCTTTTGTTAATACTAAGGTTTCATTATTGTGGTAGAGTATTATCTCCTTATCGTCTATATTCTCAGCCCCAAGATTAACTCTATGCAGTCTATCCTTGTAACCTTGAAACTCTAAGACTGTATTTATCGCTGGAATGTCAAGATTCTCCCAGAGTTGTGGTGTAAAGTCCAGCCCAAATATACTAGAGACTACATCAGATAGAGCTATTTCCAATTCTGACTCATCCTCGTAAGTGAACTGACCAATCATTACATTATCTCGTGTTATTATTAGTGAAATCATCGTTATTATGCTAAATTGTTATATTCTAATTGGCTTCTAAATATTATATCAAGCGGGTCTTCTCTCTCAGATCCTTCATTCTCCAGTAGATTATCTAAGGTCTTATTAGCGTAACCAAAGGCAATCTTAGATAGAGCAGGAAGTTCTTTAAATGCACCCTTAACTCCTGAATATGTAAGTTGTCCTCCTAAATTAACTGAACAGATACGATATAGGAATTCAATTAAATCTTCAGTTACATTCCCGTTAGCTTCTAGGAATTGCTGTCTGAATACCATATACCTATCTCTAATCGCATCATCTCCCTGTAACTCTGGATTGCTATACTTATTCATACTTACTACATCAGAGGAGATTTTAGCATGTTTAGCTACTCTTGCCCCTTCTGGATAATAGTAAAGAGTAGGCGTATCTAAGTGTTGAGAATTAATCATAACCCCATTAACAAATACTCCGATCTTATTCCTTGGTAAAAACTGATAACTAATAATACCTTCATATGGCGAATAACTCACTGATGGTTGAATATTGTTATTAGCGTTCTTGTTACCTAGTGAAATAGGGAATGTATCAATAAGTTTAGATATAGCCTCGAATTTATAAGTAGGTGAGAGAAGCTTATGTATATACCCAATAACATCTCCTTTCTTAAACTTATACAGATTCACGATAAACTCTTTACTCTTTGGATAAGTCTCTATTACATCTCCATATTTGATTGTATACGTATTTTCAGTAACCTCAGTAAGTTCCCCATCTGCCTTAGCTCTATGTATAAACCCTTCATTAATCATCTTAAATGTAGCGTTGTGTTTAATAGATAGTACAGACTGGGTCATCGCTTCAGTTAAAGTCGTAGAGAATGAGAATCCAATATTACTGTCTTGATAATAGTCTAATAATTGTGACACTTGGTTTCTATATAGATTAGTGTCCTTATTAAATATACAAGATGGCAGCTTAACAGTTTTCCCATAATCCTTCTCTGTAATTTCGTGACCCTCCAAAGTAAGTCTCCCTTTATAGTATGGCGAAGCTTCCACCTCTAAGTAACTATTTCCAGGAGCATCTTTATCTTGAAACTTAAACCCTTTACCAATTGTTACCAGCTGTCTAGTTAAATACCCTGAGCCACCTACACCTTCCTGCTTAATCCCTACTACTTTACGGTTTGTTATTGCATCAGAATAGTAGTCATCAGGTGAAAGTCCATTTAAGAGATTCGTTTCCATTACATCTATAACCCCTTCATTTGATATTGTAATTTTAGGGATAGATAGATCGAGTACTTGTTTCATCTTAATCCTGTTTGAACTCTCTAGTCTGTCTTTAATAGCTGGTGTAAGTGAATCTTTAGCTTGTTCAGTAAAGTTCTTATAAGCCTCAGAGATTCTAATTAGTTTCAGCTGTGGAGATAAGCTTTCATCATTCTTAATTCTAACCATCTCCTTATGTAAACTAGTATCCAGGTCTAAGTAAAGTTGGTTAAGCGTAAGAGATGTAACTCCTTTAAACTTAACAACCTCTGAACCAAAAGATGCTAGTTTATATATAATATCTAACCTATCTGACTTAACTGAAATGTACTCCATAATCACTAGTATATTCTTAGCGTTTATAGGTTGTCCATCTCCAATTAAATCATCAATACTACCCTTTATATATGTTGAGATCATTAACCTGCCGTAACAAGTGATCTTTCCATTGTACTCTAGAGGTGTATTGTAGTTAATTTTGTTAGCATTTAAAAGCTCTTCTATCTGTGAGGAATCTGTAATCTTAATAGGCTTAGGTCCCATCTCAATTCTACTTCCAAGGTTAAGCCCTAAAAGAAACTCGTGAGAAGGTGTAAGCAATGTTTTAAGGTTTGATTCCTGATAATATAAAGCTTCTGGACCTATTCTCTGCTCTACATATTCCGTATAATCCTTAGGTACTGCTGTTATTGAAAGAGAGTCCCCATCAAAGTCAGCTCCATAAGGTTCAATAATAAGAGGATTTAAGCCCATTGTAAAGTTATCATTTAATACAACCTTATAACAACCAATAGATCCTTTATGTAGTGATGGTGCCCTGTTGATAATAACTCTTCTATCAGTCACCCAACCTCTAAAGTCATCTAAGGTTTTGTAAGTTGTAAAATCGATATACCTCATTTCTGCATCTAAAGGACTAAGTTGATATTTATCTCTAAGGTATTCTATAAAGTCAGTCTTAAACATTTCATAGGCTACCTTAATTGGGATAGATACTTCGTCAGGCTTTAGAGTTATGTCTGGTACAATATAATTTCTGGCTGAGTTTGTGATTCTCTTCTTTAATTGAGTTCTTGCAAAGTTCTGCTTAGATGGATTATTAAGTTTACTCATTTCCATTATCTGAGAGACTATAAATTTCCTAAGCATATTCCTATACATCACTTTATCAACGAGAGGGAGTCCTTTTGCATTCATCTCAGTATTAACCATCTCAACCATGTAGATAATACTCTTATAAATGACAGACTCTCCAGACACAGCAAGCTCCTTCTTTCCATTAACCGTTCTAATTGCTACAGGTCTTTGGGAAATAGGAGATACGATAATATACTTGTTGATATAGTTCTGTGCCTCTTTATACTTATCTGGGTAGTGTTTCTCTAGTAAAGCCATAAGACCCTCTAGTGAAGTATAAATCTCATTCCCAAAATATTCAAGAGACGACACTATACTATTCTCTTTCTTGTCATAATTATAGTTACACAGGCAGAGGTATTCTATTTTATTTCTAGTACCTTTTGGAATCTCTAGTATATCCTGAATAAGAGCTAAAAATTTCTTCTCCTTATACCTTAATAAATAGTAAACCGTTGTATCAATATAAGCATAACGGTAAACCTCATCATCAGAAGGTAGTATGGTAGAAGAGCAGATGTTACAAGTGATATTGATTCTATTCTTCAAGTTACCACAATTACACCTATCTCTAAATACGGATCCAAAAAAGTTCTTATCATAAAGTCCACCATTAATAGGTGATAGCTTAGTTGAATTTGCTTCCCCTATTCTCAAGTTAAAGTCCATATAGGTTGTAACTTGCTGACCTCTGGCTAACTCTAAGATTCTCTGGTCTGATACTGCTTTATACCCCATAGTTCAAAATTATCTGGTTAAATTTCTTAGTCAATTCTGGGTCGTTTAATTTCTCAACCAACTTCCCAGTAACTATATTAATATTATCTTCGTACGTTTTCTTGTTCATGTTTAAAGAGTTGAGAATAGTTGTTAGTGGTGGATTTATTATTTTATGGTACTCCTTTCTAAGCTCACTAAACAATTTTCTCTCAGCTGGTGGAGCGTTAACGAATTCGGTGATATTAAAAGTATTCCTAACAAAAGCTAAATTATTCTGTCTCTTAAGCAGTGATATTAGTTTTGATTTAGGGAACTTCTCTTCAATCTTAGTCATCGCTTCCTGCCAAAAATCCGTAAATTGAGAGGGATAGTTATTGAATTCTAAAATCACCTGCTCATACTCTTTTGGTTTATATAGCGTACTCTCTTTGTAATAAAAGTTAGACTGTAAGAATTTAACCACTAAGGCTTTTAATAAATTAGGTCTCGCATTAACATTCTCTACTTCTTTAATAAACTCATTGACCTCCTCAACCAAGATTCTCGTTATAATGTCATCTGTCGACTCTACCATTCTTATAGCTGAGTTTCTAGATTCCACTTCTAAACCTTCTTCATCGACCTCTTGCTGATTCTCTTCCCATTCTTTAATTACTGTTCTGTTCTTTCCGTTAATGTTTAAGACAGACTCTATATCGCGGAGAACCTTATTGTAAGATGTATTCCGCTCAAAAGAAGAAAGGATCAGAGTCATAATGTTAATCGAATCATCTGAACCAATTTGCTCGTACACCTCCATCAAGCGAGAAGACCGTATGTCAACCCCTGAGGAGCCCTGCTGTGTAATTTTCATATGTTATTTTTATAATTACTAATTAATTTTAAACGATTGAGGTTAGATTACTTTTAATTCGCCGTGTTCACGAACATAATTAACAGGAATTTTAGGATTATTGAGTGTTTTACCACTTTTTAGACACTCATTTTCCCAACGAGAAAAATATGGTTCTAATTTATAGGCAGGTAGGTAATAGATCGATTTTAATTCGACACCTTCGTAAATGATAAAATACCAGTTAATTGAACGATAATGTTCAATTACAGAGATATTTAAGTGATGTTGCGTAGAAAAGCCTCGACTACTGAGATTAGTATTGATTGTCTTAATCTCATTAGCTACAATCTTGCCATTACCGTCTGAGTAGTACCAGTAATCTGCTCCATCCTCATACTTATCTCTCTGGAGGTAATAACCTGGAGTTACCTTGAACCAACCCTTTGTTGATCTAGCACCGTCTTCAGGTGTTGAGTAGTATAAGAATGAGCTTGAGTAAGCTGGGCTACCCTGTCCATAACTGTATCCTGTAGTGTTGCTATATGTAGCCTTTGTGGTAGAAGGTGTAGCTGTAACCCAACCGGCGTTCATACGGCCATACTCATCAAAGCCATACTTTCTACCGTTGATTGTCTTACCTGTCTGATTCTTCTCCTTCTTTCCTGAAGCCTTGAAGTAGAACCATCTTGTCTGATCTACCTCCCAGTAGTTGTCACCAGGTTGAAGTTCTGCAGCCTGATCATCTGTGATAGCGATCTCTCTCCATCCCTCAGCCATAGAACCATCGTTCTCATCGCCAAAGTAGTACTCAGCATCCTGCCAAGAATTTTCATCATGCTGTGTCTGACCGTCTTTTACCCAACCATACTGCATCTTACCGTCAGTATCGAATGTGTACTTCTTACCGTTAATAGTCTTTAAAGAAACGTCGCCTGTAGCTGAATCGCTTCTCTTGTAAGCC